CTCCTTCGCCAACCTGGCTCGGCGTGCTACCTCGGACGGCGTCTCGTGGAAGACCGTGAACGGAGCCTGAGCGGCGACGACCGCTGTCGTCACGGCCGCCGCCATAACCCAGGCATGATTGCTGAAGGGGTCCTGAGCACGGAGCATGGGAGTGAGCCGCGTGTTCGCCAGCGACGCGTACCACGACTGGAGTCCGCTCACCATCGAGCTCACGGACTTCACTCGCCGGCGCGGTTGGCGCTTCGGCTTCACTCGACCCTTGATCATGCCTCGTCCTCCGCAACCACAACGTTCGCATCCACGCCCACGTCGACGTTGATCTCTTCGCCGGCCTCGCGGAGCTTGAGGACCTCGAGGATCAAGTCTTCCGTAACGACGACCGTAGCGCCGCGGCGTATGCGAACGTTGATGGTCATGCCTTGCTCCGCTACTTCAGAGGGACTTGCGCGTCGAGCTGCCCCTCGGGTATCGACCCGAACGTGAACGCCACTCCGAACCCCGGTGAGTCCCGGTTGATGATGTTGATGCCGGGACTGAGGCTCTCACCACCGGCCACCTCGGGCGCGATGGCACTCGAGTCGGACGAGTCGCCGCCCTGACCCGGGTCCTGCGTCCAGGTCACCGTGTCGGCGTACTTGATCGAGTCCTTCTCGAGGTAGATGTTGTACGTCGAATGACCCATGCACGCCGTGCATCCCATGAGGAACAGCGCCAGCAGGGTCACGAGCACGATCCGTCTCATTGCGACCTCCTCTCAGAAGCCGAGTGCCTCGAGGAACAGATCCGCGTCGATGAACACAGGGACGATGCGGTACTGCCACATGTCCTTCATCGACCCGTCGTTCACCGCTGCCTCGGCGATCCAGTCTCTCATGACTTGCTCCTTAGCTCACGCTTGATCTCGGTGAGCATCGCCTTGATCTCACCGATCTCATCGTTCTCGTCATCGATGTGCTTCTCGAGGACGCGCGAGATCGACTCGAACCCAGACGCGAGACGCTCTTGCGACATCACCTGTGACCGCATGAGGTCGTTCATCTCGTGTGGCCACTTCCATCGCTGAACGCCATCGGGACCCGGCGCGTGATCGACCATGAGACTCTTTCCAGCGGCCGCAGCGTCACGGGCTGATACCTCGGTTCGCACGGCTCGCTTCCTGTCCTCTTCCGTGAAGCCCGCGTGTGGCTTCTTCGGCCAGACCTTCTCGAGCAGCTTGAACAGACCGAGTACGATTGCGACGACCGCACCCGCTACGACGCCCGTTGTGGTCTCACCGCTTGCGGCAAACACCACCGTAGGCGTGACGGCCATGGCGAGCAGCTCCACTGATATCATCCTCCAGCCGCCCCCACGGCATTAGCTTGACAAGGTGATACGAGGCTTGCGCCGTCTTGTATTTCGCATCTGGACCGCGATGGCCCACTTCATCACAGAGTCGTCCTTCGCGCCTGAGTCAGCCTCGAACTTCCCGCTCGACTGTAGCCGGAAGCTTAAGCACTCATCGAGGAACACGCGATCGTTCACGATGATCGCCTCTTCCTCAACGGCCTCAGCGAGATCCTCAAGCATCACCGGCCGTGTCGCTGAGTTCGTTGACCACCCCGGCCTGGCCTTCTTGACATCCTTGCGTCGGTCGAAGTAGAAGAGCGGGCCGCCACGGAAGTGAGGCTTGCGATACCCCAAGTCCACGACGCGCTGGATCACAGCGTGCCCGTGGTTCTCACGCTCGATGCCGAGCAGCGCGTCGTTGTAATCTCGGCAGATGCGGACCGCGTGCGTTGCCAGCTGGCGTGGGTTGAACAGCCCGTGAAGCGAACACACCTGCTCGCCGGTCTTCTTGTCGAGCACGCCGAGCCCGGAGTTGTCGCAGCCCGGCAAGCCCTCGCTCGTGTCACAACCAGCGACGTACGTGTGGCCTGGCTCGGGTTCCTTCCATCGGGTCTCATGCCCGCCAGGCACGTGCGTCCGTTCCCCGCTGTCCTCGGGTAGAGACTCGAGGATCGCAAGGAGCAGGTCCACATCGAAGTAGCACGTGCCTGATGTGATGAAACAGGACTCATCGTCCTCCGGCATCTCCTGGAGGAAGAGACGCCGGTACATCCGCACCTGCGTCCGTCGAAACGCAATGTGCGGAAGGGTGAGATGGTGCTCTTCGATCAGCGCCTTCTCACGCTCGCTGAGGGTCTCACGCACCTCGTCAGGGTCGTACGTCCCCTCTGCTGCGATGTTCATCGGGTCATCGAACCAGCGGAGGAAGATCGGGGTGAAGTCGTTCTCGCCTGCCTTCGCCTCCTTGTACAGCTGGCAGAACTTCTCGCGGCCGTTGGGCGTCGACTCGAGGACCACCTCACCGAAGGACGCCGCACCGAGTAGACCCGCCAGCAGGTCCTCGACCATCTCGCTCTGCCGTGGACCGACGCACCACTTCGCTACCTCGCTGCCGTGGACACGACGCAGTGTGTCACCTCGTGCGAAGCCCTTGCCGCCTGCGGTGCCGATGAAGAACGACGACCCGTTCTCGAACTCAAGCGCGGTGCGGCTGTCGCCCACGAGACGCCTGCCGAGTGGATCGCTCTCAGCCATCAGCTTCGCGATGCGGAAGATGCGTTGCGTCGGCGCGATGTGGTGAGCGATCGTCGCGACCTCCGCACGTGGCGTGGTCACAGCGAGGCGGTAGCTCAGCCCCTGCTCTAGCGTCGTGAACCCTCCGCGCCGGTACTTGAGGAGCAGGTACCACGGCCGCTTGCCCTGCTTCACTGCCAGCCGCTTCAAGGCCATGTAGCGCTGCTGAAGCCTGGACAGATAGAAGGGGACTACGGGTGTGGCGCCCGGTTGCTGTAGCGCGACCTGGCGTTGCTGATCGGCCAGCAGGGCGAGTGGCTTGTCTGTCTTGATGCGTAGCCTGTCCCGTGCGAACCCAGCGAACGGTCGAGGTGGCACGGGCACGGGAACCTCGTCACGACAGTGGAGCCGACGTGGCGCGAGCGTCGCGTCGTACTCCTCGGCCGCAGGGGCGAGGTCAGGGAACGCCGTGAGGGCTTGTGCGAGCGTGATCGTTTCAGTGGCGCACTCACCCGCGCTGGCAAGAGCAAAGAACCAGTGACCGCGATCAGCGAGTGCGCCTGAGAGGAGGAGACGTGACCGTCCCCGATGGGCTGCCGAGATGTCTGTGTCGATCTGTTCACAGCGATCAGCCGCGATGTAGCTCACGGCTCTTGTCGGCATCGCTGCGAAGTCGGGACGACGGCCGCTCACTACCCACAGCCGGCCGCCTTGACGCAGCGACCACGCCGAGGCTTTTGCCTCTCCGATCTCGCCTGTCCACTTGCGTCCGATCTTGATGCCCGCCTGCTCGAAGAGGCCGTCGAGCATGAAGCGGACGGACGTGCCATCGTCGGGTACGACGACCATCGCGTCCTCACCACCCACAGCGGCAGCGAACGCCTTCACGGCGCACAGCTGCTCGGTGCGGCAATCGAGGTCGGGACGCAACACGAGCAGCGGGTCAGCGTCGCTCGCTGCGATCCGCTTGAGGAGCTGCGGCACGTCAATGGCAAGCGTCAGTGGCACAGGGCGTGTCGCTCCCGTATGGTGCTGAGGGCCAGCAGGCGTTCGTCGATCTCGCGAACGAGGCGCTGCTCGTATTCATCGAGGATCGCTTCGCATGGCGCGTTGCCGATGCTCAGCGTCCCCATGTCGATGTCGATGAAGCAGGTGACGGACAGGACGGGCGGTATCGCTAACTCGACCTCTTCCTCGATGTCTGCGAACGCGGTGAAGAGAGCGTCACGCGTCTCTTGAAGAGGGAACCCGCCGATCGCTGCGATCACCGCTGCGTCGCTTTCCACCTGGTGCGGGTCTGGCATGCTTGCCCTTCCTCACGATCGCGCCTGCCTTCACGCGATCGAGTCGCTTCTGCCTGACGTCCTTGTCGCTCATTCGATCACCACGCTCACGACCTTGCTCGGAACCTTCAGCTCTTCGAGATCCTGAACGATCGCGAGGCGGAGGTCGTCGTCCGCTACCCGCTCCTGTAGGATCTTCACGACCTGCGCGACGACGTAATCTGCGGCGCGTGCGTCGAGTGCCGTCTCGCTGACGACCTTCCGATGCGCCTGAACCATCGAACCGACGTGCGACAGCGCGGACCTCAGAGTACTCGTTGCTGTCGCACGCATCCGCGCCAGCTTCGCCTTGTCTTCGACCTGCGGCTCCTCGAGGCACACGGCCTCGAACGTCTTCACTGCTCGTGCGCAGAGGACACGAGAGAGGTCCACCTCTTCTTCGAGTGACGCACGATCCGCAGCGGCGGCGTCTTCGAGCAACGCCGCAAGCCGCTTCTTCGCACGCCGTGAGTAAAGGCCCGCCAACTTCTTCTCCTTGTGGAACGATGCCCGTCCGCCGTGCGTCGGGCAGTAGTGCGACCCGTGCATCGCCCATCGCTTACACTGGTTTCGAGTCACGCGGCTTCGAGCTTGACAGCGTCTCGGGTGTCCCGCGGCCGGCGGCCGCATACAATCCTGGCTCTTCGCAAGGCTCTCGTCGATGGGGTAGTCGCCAATCACTTCTCGCGCTCACCCTTCACAGCGTTGCGAGCTACTCTCCGAGCATTTCCTCAGCGGCGGCTCTTCCATGTTCCGCAGCCGCTGCCGAGTTCTCTTCCTCGCGAGTCGCTTCTGCCGGCTGATCGGCGTCACCCGTCGCTTCCTCGTTCGCTTCGGCATCGGGTTCCTCCGCGAGGGCCGTGAGGTCGTCCGCGATCTCCTTGACCTCTTCGCACGGCACGGCGACCATGTCACGACCGTGCACCGCGAGGAGCTCGCCGTCGACCGTCATCACAAGCCACTCGTCGCGACCGACGAGCTTGCGAATCGTCGCGCGGGTCTTCTCGCGGATGACCACATCGACACCAACTCTGAGATCCGAACGGCGCATGGCAATCTCCACAACACGTCCACATTGATAGTGTACCATGCGGATGGATTTTGTCCACACCTCAGACCTGGTCCCACTTGGGACCACCTAGATCCCATCATCAAGCAGCGTCACGCCCGCCTCTCTCAGAACAGCGAGGATGGTCTGGACGTTCTCACCACTCAGCGACAGTCGCGCGCCGCTCTCGAGCTTACGGTGGTACGACCGAGACCAGCCAGCGCGTCGTGCCATCTCCGCCTGACTCATGTTCGCAGCGTGACGAGCCAACACGAGCACGTGCGGCTCGATGGTGTACCGCATGGTGTGCGACGAGATGAGGTGCGACTCTATCGACACCTCGCGACCCTCGCGAGACCGCAGACGGAAGAAGCACGAACGGCAGACCGCGCTCGTCCCGTCGTTCTTCAGTACCCACGATCTCGACTTCAACACGATGTCTCCGCACGACGGGCAACGACGCTGCGGTGCGACACGTTCGATGGCTCTGAGTCGCTGCTTGAGTCTGTCGCTTGAGCGCAGTGCCGCCACGTCGTCTGGTGACTCCCAGTCGCAGCGTCGCAACACGTCCCGCTCCTCCTGTTGTTCGGCTCGGAGGATGCCTTCCAGGACCTCGCGTTCTCGACCCATTACTCGGCCTCATTTCCTCGGTGGCACCATTGGTGCCAGGGGTAACTGACAACGCACCGCTCTCAGGAGGCCGCTCCACCTCCCGAGTCTGCGGACGAAAGGCTATAAGAAGTACCTGGCTCATCGTAAGTTGTTGTAGTTGTTAGGGTTAGGGCGTTCGACGGTCGAGGCCCGGCCGGGGTGGCGGCGCATCCGCCAGTTACCCATGGCCCCACATGGGACCACCAAACGCCCTAAGTCGTGACCCGCCACTACTTGTGGCAACAGCCCCGATTTCACAGATTCGAGATCTCACCCGGACAAAGCGCTACGAATGGTGCACAAGGCCTGTTGTACGGTCCGTGGACCCCTAGCACCGCGCCGACAGGTGTGTTTCTATTCAAGTCTCCTCGCCTGTTGCTCCTGGACGATACAGCGCGTCTATGCCAGCCAGCAGATCGAGCGCCAGCTGTGGCTCGGCGTGGCCCGTGATCACGCCGCAAGAGCAGACCGTCTCGCGGCCGGGCTGCCAGACGTGGAGCATCAGCCCCACCTCCTCTGCCACGACCGCGTACGCGCCACGCAAGAGCAGCTGACGCATGACGCGCTCTTGGTTTGGCGACAGCTTCCCGCCGCCCGCCTTCACCTCGACCCAGCAGCCTCCCGGCAGGCGACGATGGGCGACGAAGAAGTCCGGCCACCCCGGCGCCTGCTCCTTGTGACCGTGGAGCTTGAGCAGGTACGCGTTCACCATCTTCAGCGAGTCGCGCAGCACGTTCGCGAATCCACCTGGCCCGTTCTCTCTCATCAGTCCCTCATCGCCTGGACGGCCGCCGTCCCGAGGCCCGTGAGTTCCACGAGACGCAACGACGAACCCAGCGGTCGGAACGACTCCCTCGCGTACCGCACGAGACCGAGGTGCTCGAGGTACGATACGTCGCTCATCGTGAAGCGATGCTTCGGAATGATCGTGACTCCGCCACCATCGCCGACCGGCAACTCGACGCGACACTGCGCCGTGTCATCGAGCGCGACAAGCGTCGCCTTCGCATCGTCACCGAGTGCCTCGAGCAGCTCGGCTGCGATCTTCTCCGAGTTCTTCATCGTCTCCTCCTTCCTAGCCACCATCCGATGAGCCCACCGATGATGACGGCGAGCACCGACTCGATCACGACAGGATCTCCTCGAACGTCTTGAGTATGCTCTTGCGTTCGTCCGAGACGACACGGAACTGCCCTCCATCGATGAGCGCCTTACTCGATGCGACACGAGACTCGAGCTCTTTCCGCATGTGCTCGACCTTCGCCTGGTGATCACACATCACACACCCGCCGCCATCGTCGGGGTACGCGCAGCCGATGGGGTGACCACACTTCATCGGGTCCGTCTGACCGAGCAGGTACTTGAGCTTCTCGAGGTGCGCATCGCACTCGTTCTCGTACTGATGCTGGGTCTCCTGATGCTCGATGCCCTCGTCTGACGGGAACCCGAGCATCTGCCGGAAGCCCTCGAGGGTCTCGTTGCGCTTCATGTTGAGCTGGTGAACAGCGCCGATGACGAGCGCGACGATGTTCGACGGGTACGGTGGCGACATGTTAACGCACATCGTTCCTACATGTGGCTCGATGCACGTCCAGATCTTCGTGAGCATCGTGTCGCGATCATCGACGAGCTTCATCAGCGACGGGCGAGACTCCTCTCCCATCAACTTCATCTCCGCGCGGATCTCGCACGCAGGGCACGGCTGGCCGCCATTGACGATGAACGTGCCTCCGCACGTCGCGCAGTCTGTGAACGCGCGACCGTACTTCTCGATGAACTCCTTCGCAACGTGACGTGCGATGGCGTCGCTCAGGACCTCGATGATCCTATCCTCGCATGAACTCATCGACCACCTCCACGCAATGCTCCTTGCTCCACGTCTTCTGATCGAACGCGACGCGCTGTGCGTCAGCCCACATCTTCGGGTCGGCTTCGATCTCTTCCGGCTTCGCGAGGTACGCGTCGCCGAAGAGCGCGCCTTCGGCCGGCGGGCAGTAGACGGCGCAGCCCGCGTCACGAGCGAGGGCGTACCGGCCACGCCACCACCCACTACCCATCAGCGGACGATGCGGCACGATGAAGCCCCACGCGTCCTGCATTTCGTCGATGAGCTCCTCCTGGGTACAGAACGCACCGTCCTCGGTGATCCCGGTACCAGGCGGCAGGTCCTTCGCGCGGCCTCGGAAGGTGATGGGCCACGTGCCAGTCCACGGCGCCTTCTTCGCTGAGCCGTGAAGATACAGCGACGCCCAGATCCACCGCTTCTCCTTCGTGCGCGCGGTCTCGAAGCGACGAGTCAGGTTCGTGGGGTCTGCGGTGACGACGGGGCCTGGTACCTTCAGCAGATGCGGTACGCCCGCGCCGTGGGTCGCGACGAGCGTCGGCCTCTTCCATCGCGGTGCGGCGAACTCGTTGAGCACCTCCTGCCAGTCGGCCTGGAGCTGCGGGTCCTGAAGCACGGTGAACGATCCCGGCCGGCCGTCCATCAGCCAGATGCGACTCGGACTGTACTTGCTCACGCGGAAGCCGGAATGCGCCTGGGTGATCTGCCAGTCGTCCACATACAGCTTGGCGTCGGGTCTGCGATGAAGCGTGTAGAGACAGCCGTTCGCGTGCCTCGCGGTCATCGAGTTAAGCTGGCCGATGCCGACGAGGACGGCGTCGAACTTCGACAGGTCCTCGGTCACGGTGACCACGCGCTGCTCGACGTCCCATCCGGCCGCCTCAAGAGCAGCGACCCATCCAGTACCTGCGACGGTGATGTTGCGCGTTCCCACCCCGCCGCATTGCGTCGGTGTCATGCCCGTCACGAGGGCTCTCACGACGGCACCGCTGGCGGCTTCGGCTGAAGCGCGTCGATCATCTTCGAGCACTCGGGACACGCGACGGCCCCGGTCTTCTTGTCCATCGTCCACCCGAGTACCTGAACGAGGTAACGCTTGTCTCGCGTCACGCCCGTCACCTGGCACTTCGGGTGCGTGTTGACCGCGCAACGGACGCGGCCCTTCTTGTCTCTACCCATGGTCTCTGTACCTCGCCTCCATCTGATCGACGGTTGAGATGATTGCGTTGACAGGGATGCGCCACGGCCTATCCGTGGGCATCGTCTTCACGACCTTCTCTGCGAACTCGCGGTAGCACATCTCCGCGAGGCGATCGCAGCCCGTTGCGGTGAGGATCATCGAGTGCGCGAGCAACCAGCGACCGCGCTTGTAGCTTCCACGGCCCCACTCAGGCACGATGTCCCCGCTCTGCCCTTTCGGGTTCACGAGCATGAGTTCGTAGAAGTCGCCATCAACCTCGACGGCAACCTCGCCCTTCACTCCGACGATGCGAACCCTACGCTTCACGTGCCACCACTGCGAGCGTGGTCCCGGTTTTCTGCGCAGCCTGGATGTACGGTCGGCACCACTCCTTCCACGTTGGCGCGTACGACGGGTCATCACGTGTGAGATCCGGGAGGAACACGATCACGCAGTCGACGGCGTTCATCGCGGCCATCGCGTTCTCGACTGGCATCTCTCCCTCGGCCCGCATCGGGTGGCCGACGCTCACGCCCTCAGCGACCATCGTGAGCATGCGCTCGAGCATCTCGGTGCGATGCGGCAGCGGGCCATCGACGCACACTAACTCAGCGATGAACACGAGCCCGTGCGCAGCCTCGGACTCCAAGCGTTCGAGCTGATGTGCCGACGGCGGCCCGCTGAGGGCGAGCAAGAGCTTCGCTTTGCCGATATCGTTGACCTTCATCGCGTCACCCCGTTCTCTGGGTACTTGATCCAGTCACGCATCCGCACACCTTCCCATACGAACTCGACGATGTCCTGGAACGACCAACCACGCGCCTCGCAGTAGTCCGCAAGGAAGATGACGATGTCACCGACCGCATCCTTCGCATCCTCATCGTGAGACTCGTTCGCACGGATACCTTGCTCCATCTTCAGGTGAGCATGCGCCAGCTCACCGACTTCCTCCTGTACCCCGAGAAGCGGGTGGTGCGCTGGTCGGTCGCCGAAGTTGTGACGAACCCATGGGCGCTGTTGAGCCTGCAGCATACGGAACGTGAGGTCTGCCATCACGTCACCTCCGCATAGCCCGCGGGATCCGGGTTGAGCATGCGACTCAGCTCCTTGTGCTCGAGCGCATGCTCCTCGCCTTCAGACGTGGCGCAGAGGATCACGTACCCGTTCGCGCTGAGTCGCTTGAGCACCAGCTCGCAGTCGACGGGCTCGACGACCTTCTCAACGTTGCGGTCCGCGATGCGCTCGAGTGCGTCAGCGATCCGCTTGATCGGTGTCTTCGATGAACGTGGCACCGGCAGCACCTCCATAGATGACGTGTCCGCGTCGGCCACATACCCACGCGGTGCGATACGACGAGTGAGGTTTATACGAGCCGACGCGTATGATGGCGGTGCGCCAGCCGACGCCGGGTGCGAACACACGTTCGCGGTACGCCTCTTTCGGTTGCGGCTCACCGGGTCTTCGCAGCTTCATCGGCGGCCCTCCACAGTGCTAGCGTCGTCTCGGCGATCGCCTCGGTGGTCTCGCCACTCAACGTCTCGTCGGGCGTGACGCAGTGAGTTGCGGGGATGCCATCGAGTTCCATGTCCACGCGGAACTTCCCGCCGGACGGGAACCCGTACGTCATGGCACCCCCACGACCTTCGACCACCGCGACGCAGAGCTGGACGTGGAAGAGGTTCACGTCGGGTCGGAAGTACCCGAGGATCGGCACGTGCGTCACCTTCCTCGCGATCCTCAGACCCGTCACTGAGCCCTTCCTCCACCAGAGATCTCCTTTGCCCTTGTGCCACCCGAGCACCTCCTCAGCGAGCGAGGCGCTCAGGTCTGTACCGTAACTCAC